AAGTAACATAGCTACCAGCACCAACTGTTAAAAAGTCCCATCCAGTGCCGTTCCAAACCTTTAGAACCTGATTACCACCTGTTGTATCCCACCAAAGTAAACCAGTATCAGCAGCAGCTGGTGCTGTTGGAGTAGTGCTACCATAGAAAACTCTACCTGCATTATTCAAAACACCGCGAGGATTAAAGTAATTTAATAGTGTTACTCCATTACTAGCTAATAATTCTAGTCTATTTTCTGTCTGGGATGCTTGACCGATTAATTGCATTTTGCTTATAGATACATCCCACTTTAAATTACTCGCTGCTTGTGGTGTATTTTGTGAGCTTATACGGGAAAGAACCACTAAACACTTATCTCTATCGTTAGCGTTTTCAATTCCAGCTGGTAAAGAAATTAAATCAGCCAAAGCATTAAAAGATGAGTCTACATATGCTGGCGTTGCATAAGTAACATTTGCATCGTCTGTTTTTAAAACATTTGTTTCTAGTTGATATAGGTTTTCTTGTGAAATACCCAATAACTGAGAACTTAATAGGTTTAGTTGTTCTGCTGTGATTCTTGAACCAGTAATCCACTCTACTAACACATCTGAGTTTACTGTTCTTCTTCTAATTTCTAATGGCTCTCCGTTTACCATTGCTGGGTAAGTAAAGATACCACCAGAAGAACTAGTAAAAGTTTGTGCTGTTGGAATAGAAATAGCTGTGATTGTTTTATTTGATTCGTTATATGTGATCCACTCTGGTTTGATAATACCAAAACGAGCTTTATCTGCTGCGTTTAAAGTAAGAGTAGCTGGTGAAAACTCAGTATTATATATAGATTCAATATTAGTTCTATAAACTTCTACTTGATCTATATGTGCAATATTATCAAACAAAGAAAGAGTAGAGTAAGAAATAGGAACGGTAAAAGCTCCTGTTGTTTCTAAAGAAACTCTATCATAATTTGTTGGCATGACTACCTCAATGAAGTGTATGTTTGTTTGAATTTACCTTTAAGTTCCATTTGAACTATATTACATGGACTTGGTAAATTACTTTGAATAAATATCTTTGTGTTATCAGAAAAACCAAAGATCTTACTAATGAACTCTCCGTTTTTTTCATAAGTTTCGTTTATTTGATCTGATTTAACAAAGCTAAATTCAGATTCTAGGTTTACTGTTCTTCCTCTACGCTCAGAAATAACTTTATAATGTCCTGTATTAGCATGTCTTGTTACTAATGTTCTTAGGTTTAGGACACCATTAACAGAATTATTTTGGTCATCTCGTAAAAATTGCTCAGATAGTTGAACATTCATTAAGAAAGCCCCACCAATATAATAACTTTTTCCAACATAATCAGAAAAATCAATACCAGTTATAGAGAGCTGAGATGAGTTTCCAAAGTTTGTAACTGTTGCTTTATAAGTTGTTCCTGCTAGATTTTCAAAATCTTCCCCTAAAACAACATATACATCTTCGTATGGTAAACCATAAGGAACTGTAAATGTTTGGGTTAAGCCAGAAGGGGTATTGCTGGGAATAGTAAACTTATGATAAAAGTCTAATCTAGGTATTGAGTAATCTTGTGTTTTTAATGAACATCTTGTAAGATAAAATACACCAGACTCATCTCTACGAATAAGAGCATATAGGAAGTTATCATAACTTTGCATTGATTCTACTTTATCATTTGTATCTAAAACAAAACGAGAGAAAGCACTTTGTAGAATTCGTTCTCCACTATATCTATTAGTATAGACATAGATATTGTTCTTTTGTTGTCCGTCTGTTACTAGTATAGTATCTTGAGCAACCGCTGTACAAACTGTACCAAATTCCTCTGGTAAGTAATCTGGACAAGTTGCACTTAGTTCAACCGCTGTATTCAATCCTCTTACTTTTTGAGAGAAGTAAATGTATAATCTTTTTGAATCAAAGAAATATACTTGAGAACCAATCAATACAGGATCAACTAAAGGAGCTGTTGCATAAAATGTTGTTGGTGAGATTTCTGCTGTTAAAGGAGAGATAACATTCTGAGAACCCTTAAGTTCAAACTGAACATTACCTTTTGTATTAACAAACAAAAACTCATCAAACGGAGTCATTGAAATAATTTCTGCGTATTGATTTAACGATGCCCGTAAGTCAATAGGATCTGCTGTGGTTACTGAAGTAGGATCGTTAATCCATAAATCTTGAAAGTTTCCCAATTGAGAAGAAAATACAACATCACCTACAGCAAAAAATAAACGATCTCTAAATACAGAAATTGCATTTATTCTTGCTGGTTGTAGTGTTTTTTTATCTTCTGAAAGGAAAGGACTTGGGCCTGGGTTTGTATATCTATTACCTGTTGTTCTTGGCGACCAATCAATTGGTTGCATCTTCCATCCTGTTGCGGAAGTAAATACAAGATTTTGTGGCATTCTATTTGGGTCTATATATGAGAATGCGTCAGGTGTTCTTACTCTTTGTGTATATGGTCTTCCCTTTCCAGTAACAGGACTGATACCATCGGCTGGTAGCGGATCATAAGTTTCGGTTTCGGGGAAACTAATAATTCTATAGTAACCAGCGGGTTGGCTTAAATAAGGACCAGCACAATAATATATTTTACCTCTACCCTGTACTGGATAATTTCCAGTTAAATAAGGATGGTCTTTATCGTATAAAGCTTGCAACATAAGTTGTGCTTTATTGTCCGATTGAACCGAGTCTCCATTATTTGCATACCAATCGTTTTCATCTGGTGGAAATCTTATTTCAGAGAAGTCAGATAAAGACTGTCCTAACCATGCTCTGTCTACTTCGGCATATACATAGTCTTCTACAGGAATAAATTTATTTACCCAAGTAGCAAGAGCCGTTTCACCAGAAGGTAGTGTTGTACCTTGAGGCCATAAACGACCTAAGTTTGTTTTTACAACTTGAACAGCCGAATAATAAGTAATCTTTCTACCTTTTAAATCTATGTTGTTTGTAACATAACCATTAAAATCTACTTCATATCCATCTTCGTTAGATGAAAAACCAGCATAAACAAGTGTGTTTAAGATTAATGTATTTGTTCCTAAAGATACAATGCGTAAAGCTTCTTTTGCCGTGTATTCTTTTTCTTGGGTATCTGACAAAACCGAACCAAAAGTAATGTATGCTCTTGATTCTTTTTTTACAACACCCAATAGTTTTTGAGCATTATATTGAGCTAGTGTTACTGTACCATTATTTGAATCGGCAACAAAAGACCAAATTACATAACGGGGATCTATAGGATCAATTGGTGTTGTCCCATCCCAAGTTAAGGAAGCGTCTGTATCATCCCATTGATATAGGGGGGTTAGATTTTCCCAATAGTTATCTACAATTCTATAAACATCAAATAACTTTTGTGTTGCACCCTTAGCAGCATAGTTTATAATAATAAGAAAACGATTATTCTTATCTATGTTTAACCAGTAATAATAGTAAGAAGAAATAGATTCACTTAAAACAGACTGTAATGGAAAAGTATCTTCGTTAAGTTTTGACATTACTTCAAAACCAGAACGCTTTTCGATAGAGCGTTCAATAGTTACAAAACAATTATCTATATTTTCTGCTTCAAAAGGAGTACGCTTGCTTGGTGCTTGTCTTCCTACACCACCGCTAAGAGATGGAATAGGAAGCCGAGTTGCAATGTTTGCTCCTTTTTTTCCTAAGCGTCTAACTGGAGGCATTAACTAGTTCTCCAAAATCTAAATCTACTAGGATCATTTGTAAATGGAACTCTGTTAATAGCGTTTCTAACAGTAGGTTCTCCATTTAGGAATATGTTTCTACGCTTTGCGTTTATATCAGAAGCTCTAGCTTTAGCACTAAACAAACCTTCTTGCCCTGCTAGGAAAGCGTCTGCTTCACCATCGCCTTGTGTAGCGATTTGATAGTGACGCATTGCTGAAGTCATAATGGATCTTTGTGTTTGAGTATCAATATTTTCCCACTTTAGTTTTTTAATAATCTCGACATAGTATTCTTCACTTGCGTTCCATTTGTCTGTGTCATCTGTAATATTCCACAACTTAGGTGGAACCGATTCTAAGATTCGTGCGACAATCTGAACAGCGTCATCATTATAGTGATCTGATAAAAGACGCGCAGAAATTAAACCATCTTCATCACCATCCCCCATAGGAAGGTAGATATAACCATCTGAGTCTGGAATTAATTTCCGTGTAATCTTGTTGTTAGCTAAACCTCTTAGCTGATAATCTAAACTGGTTTGCTCTAAAATGAATTCAGCAATACCAGTATCAATACCTGATGCTTCTTCTAAGTCAGCAACTAGGCTTTCACCCGCTGCCAACATCATATTATTAACTGCATCAAGTTTAGTAATGTAGCCCATAGATACCTCCTTTAAAGAAAGAAAAACCTTGGTGGATCTTTCGACCCACCAAGGCTAGATTTAAGATCACCCCCTTTCTAGGATAGAGTAAACAATATACCTCCTTTCCTATAAAACGGGGAAAACATCATAAACTAATTAACCAAATAACTATTAGTTATATGGGAAGCCAGGTGAAGAACCACCAGCTGTTGGTAAGTATTCGCGAGTCATACCAGTAATACGACGAAGCACGAATCTTGCCTTAGACGCTTCTTCTCCACCTTCACCAGCATTGTCTACATAGCTGTTTACAAAGGTAACAGCACCACCAGTATCCCAGTTGGCTGTGGTTGTAGCAGCAAAAGTGGTTGTGCTTCTAAAGAGTTTGAAGTTAGCTGCGATTGCAACTTCCGATGCAGAAGAAACATCTGTATTTAGAGTTGTTGGCTTAATAAGAACAGCAGCGCATTCTGGACGGAGTACACCAGTACCGTTCATCATGCTAGCAACAGTGAATACAGTGTTACGACGAATATCGTCTACAGTATCAACCTTAAGACCTTGTAGCTTAAGTGAAGCTACACAACCCTTTTGGAATAGAAGACCGCATACACCAGCATCACCGAATTCTTCACAATAACGACCTTCACCAATAGAACCAGCAGCGTAGTTTTGTACTGGTAAGTGGTTGCTCTTGATAATCATGCAACCTTGATATTCAAGGGAGTCTGATAGATTGTGCATACCCATAGTGAGTTGTGCGCCAAGTCCACCAGCTTCACCAACGCCACCGAATAGTGGACCGCTGGATGCGGTGTTACCAAATAGACCAGCATCTGATCTTGCTACACCAAGAGAACGAATGTCTTGGAAAACTCTTGGAGTTACGGCAAGAACAACACCATCTGTTGGAGCGTTGATTATTTGTAGGTAAACAAAGAATTCTTCAATTGCTTGAAGAGCTAGAAGAGCAGCAGTATTTCGTTGTGCGAGGGTTGCTGCTGTATTTCCAAGATTAAAGAATTCTTTTCTTAGGTATACAGGACCAGTAATAACACCTCTTGGATCAATGCTTAAAAGCATGGAGTTAGCTGGAGTACCATCGCCGTCGAATGGACCGTTAGCTGTAACGGTATCGTAGCAAAGATCTTCCATAGCAGCTCTTGCAATATAAGCAGCAATTTGCTTATCTCTTGCATTAGCTAGGGTCATACCAGCTTGACGGGCAAGCTCTGAACGGAATTCCCATTGGGTTTGCATTAGATCTACATTGTCAATTTCAAAGTGTGCAGCCATTGGTCGCTTGTCTAGTTTGACAGCGATAGTGGTTGAGCTAGAGTCACCACCACCTAATTCCTGACCAGCATCCCATGCTGCTCTAAGAGCAACAGTACCAGTAATTGGGAATTCCATAGCAACACCAGAAGTAATAGTCTTTGAATCAACAAGTTGTTCAAACATGTTATATTCATCATAGGCGTGAATAACCTCGCCGCTCCAAATTGGGAGCCATAGTTTATTTGCACCAGTAAGCGGACCAGCAATACCATCAGTAACGCCTGTACGCATTACTAGGTCTGTTCCTGCAAGATCACTTGTAATAGCCATTGTCTATTATCCTTTTAAGTTAGTCTGTTAAAATCCGTTTTCATCATACGGGCTTCAACTGTTTGTCTGAATCTAGGATCGTTCTTAAATTGAGGACTTGAACGATCTTTATAAAACTCTGCTTTTGAGAGATATGGACCAGTAGCAGCTTGAGCTTTAGCTACTGGGACTTTTTCTCCTACTTTATTAACTGGTTCTTTAGCTGTTGGTTTCTTGGCTGTAGCAGAATCATATTTAGCCTTAAGACCAAGCAACGCAACTTCCCACGATGGAGAAGCTAATGTTGCATTAATTTCCGCTTGTTGCTCAGGAGATAGATTCTTACTAGCCCAGTTAAAGACTCTAGCAAGATTATCTTTACCTCCAATAACTTTTGCTGCCTCACCATAAGCAGCATTCAGACGGGCTTTTTGACCCTGCATAAACTCATCAATTAAGAAGTCTGGTAACTTAGTTTTCTGTTTAATAGCAAGCCTTGACTCTTGGGATAACTCCCCAGTCGTAGCGACTTCAACGGAATACTTCTTCCATTCTTCTTGTGTTAGATCAGCTTGTGCTGTCTGTGGCGGTTGTTCCTTTGGTGGTTCTACCTTTGGAATCCGTAGTTCTTCTTGAATCTGAGGCACTGGCTCAGTTTGCTCAAGAGCTACTTCTTCAGTGGTTTCTTCCACAACAGGAGCCGCTGGTTGTTTCTTGTATTGTGCTAGTTCTTGTCTAGCTTTTGTATACTCTGCTTGGGCATTCTTTAGAGACTTAAACCAATCAGCTGAAGATTTAAAGTTACTAGGTACAGCAACTTGATTTGCCTGTACATAAGTATCAAATGCTTTTAGTTCAGACTGATATTGAGTAGTCTCAGTCGAAACCTGTGATTGTTCTACAGGAGTTTCCTGTGGAGTCATGGTATCGTTTTGTTCCATTGTTTATCCTTTATCGTTTCTTTTTCTTAGAAACTTTATTTGGTAGTTTAGTTTTCTTTGGGGTTTCCTTAGACCACCGCGCAGCAATCTTAGGATGAGTAGCATACATAAATCGTCTTTGTGCTTTGGATTTAAAAGGCATTAGCTCCACCTTACTGGTTTCGCGCTTTTCTTAGCACGAACACCTTTAGCGGTACACATAGATTTAGTTGGTCTACAGGCAGGATAAGAACCTTTACTTGCGTCTTTTCGTCCACAAGGACCACCTGTTTTACAGTTAATCCATCCTTTGCCTTTATTACGGGAAAACCAACCATGTAATCCTTTTTTCTTTTCAGCAGAGAAGTTTGCTTTTTTCTTAGCCATTCTTTTTCTTCTTTCGTTTACTTCCCCACTTAGCTACACCTACTTTTCTACATGTAACCATAGCACCAGACGCATAAGCACTGTATTTACCTTTGTATGCTTTCATTACTTTTTTGTAACAAGCATCTTTAGGCATTACTTACCCTTACACTTTCTTCCTTTTGGACAAGACTTCTTAGAACCACCTGGACCAGCCCATAAATCTTTACATGCCCAGTATTGAGCAGTCAGTTTATTTTTTGCTGAGTCGCATTTATGTCTTGCTCTAAAAGATTTTCTTGCTTCTGGGCTATAGTTATGACCATAACCACTAGCCCCATAATGAATAATCTTTTCTTGTCCATTAGCACAGGCTTTTACAACTCTTTTTTTATTTGGGTTTGGAGACTTGCGGGGTTTATTACATGGCATGGTTGCCTTATTTAATTTAGCTTTAGCCACCTAAACCTCCTAATAGTTGTTGTGGATTTACTCCAGCCTGTTGTAGCATGGCTTGGATATTTTGTCCACCTGTTTGTTCTATATCTGAAGCAGCAGCTGCGGAAGCCGTATCAACAGCCCCTTGAGACATAGCGTTGGCTGCTTGTTGACGCATTTGCATTTGCATTTGTTTATTTTGCATTTCTAGCATTTCAGTTTGTACTTCTTCTTCAGACTTTACCCACATACGAGAATCAAAACCAAGACTGGTAATTAAAGCTTTAGCATAACTATCCCACTTAAAGGTAGCCACTGCTTGTTCTGGTAGGTTTCTTACCATTTCTCCCATTTGAATAAGCTTTTGTAAATCTGTATCTCTTGATAAAGCTTGTAAACCAGTAATGATTTCTACTGATAGGGTTCCGTCTTTATCAAAGAATTGTTCTTGTAGTCTAGGATCAATCTCTTCTTCTTTAAGCATAAGAGCAAGTGTTCGTTTAACAAGTGGTTCCATAAGTGTTCTTGATATGCTAGAGAAAGCACCACCAAGAATTGTTTCTAATTCAGAACCAATCATTCTTACTGCCGTTGCTGTAACACGATCACCAGTAGGGATAGCGGAAGAGGACATTAGGAATGCTTGTCCTACTTCTCTTCTCATGTTTTCTACGGCTGCACTTGTAGAAGAAATTTGTGGATTAATTGTTTGTGCGGGTGAGATTGTAAATACATCGTTAGGTCTAGCTGCAATAAAACTACCGTTTCTTGCGGCAGCAATATCATCTACTTCTGTAACTCCTGTTGGGTCTACGCCCATCCAGAAAGCTGAAGCAGCAGCCATACCTTCTAACATAGCTTGAGTATAGTTTTCAAGAGATGTTAAATCACCTAAGATATCTTCACAATGAGATCTACCATAGTTTTCACCAGCTATTGCATACCAACGAAGGTGAACTAAAGGAAGAATTTCATAGTAGCCTTCTTCAATTAGCTCTCCTTTTTCGTTTTCTTTTCGAGAATACCAAGTACCATCTTCTTGTTTTAAATATTGACAATAAATAGTATTGTATCCTCTTCTGTATTCAATACCTGATTCTGCACCATAGTAGTACAATTCGTTTTCTGGATCAATAGCAATATACTCAAGATGTATAATTTCTTTTACATCTCCAAGCACATCTCTAGAAGATACGAATTGATCTAGTCGATAGTTTCTAAAACTAAAGTTGTCTTCCATACAGAATAAAACATCTCCAGCTACGATAAGATGTTGTAATGCAATATAGACAGACTCTCTTAAGTTTTTTGAAATTAGTTTATTATAGACTTGGAACGATAGCGTTTCTAAATAACCAGAGATTTCGGTAGGCGGTTCAACACCACTCTTAATTTTAAATTTAAAGAATGGTGTATCGTTTAGTGGCATTAAAGCACTAAGGATTCTAGACGCTAGTGCTGTAACACCCCTAGAAGCTACAGAGCTATAGGGTTGTGGTAGTGCCATTTCTTCTGTCCAGTTTTCTGGTGGAAGCACAGAAGGAATGGTTAATGAGGCACAAAGTCTAGCCCTATCTACTTTACTTGTTCTGGCTGAATCCAAAACTCTAAAGCGTTCGGCTAGAGTTTTTGGGTTCATGCTGGTCTGGTTGTATTAGTTCTGGTTGTTGGTCTTGATCCTACGCCGTTATATAAAGAACCGTAGAAATCAACTGTTAGTTTTTCTCGCCCTTCTTCTTCCTCTTCCATTGATGTTGCTGCATCAATAGCTTCTTGTTCAGCAATGTCAGCTTCGGCAATTCGTGCTGCTTCTTCTGCTTTAATTCTTTCTCGCTCTGCTTGAGCTGCTGCTTCTCTTTCTTTTTCGTCCGCTTTTGCTCTTTCTCTTCGGATATCTTCTTGTTCTTGTTGATATCTTCTTTCGTCAGCAAGAAGTTGTTCTTGTTCTGCTTTGGTCATGCCACCTTGAATTGTTGGTGCGCCGCCCATAAGTACCTCCTTTTATTGTGGTCTTGTTTCATAAAAAGAAGGTTGCTCGACTCTACGAAGTTTGTCTTTTACTCTTGGTGGTGTAGTTGTCTTTTTCTTTGGACCTTCTTTAGTTTCAGTAGCAAGAGTAAGAGTTGGGCTTGTTTCTCGTTCTCTAATCTCTCTACCTAAAGTATCAATTGTTTGTTGTCTAATGTTTTCTAATGGTACAGCCTCAGCTTCTGCTGCGGCAATAGCATTTTGACTGGCAAGATCTAAAGATCTTTGTGTGTTTTCTTCTTGTCCTGAGTAATACTTAATTAAATCTTTTTGTTTAACTATTTTATCAGCTTGCAAATAAGCTTTATATAATGGAGAATCCATATTACCCCAGTGAGCATTCATCCATCTAGCAGCAGAACGATATCCTGCTTTTTGTGCTTCGTTTTTATCTTGAAATAATTTTACAACTTTCTCAGGATCTGTAAAGTAAGACTCGTCTATATTTCCGTATCTACTAGCGTAGGTTGGGATAAAAAAACTACTTAAGTTACCTGATGATGATAATGGGGTTGCTAGTTTTTGTCTGTGTTCTTCTCTTAGTTTTTCCATTTCAGCCATTGCGTAATTAGAAATAACTTGAGATTCTTCTTTTTTAGATGCAAAGTTTGCAAGTGCATTTTTAAAAAAGTTTGTTTCAATGTCATTAATTTTTACACCAAGATCTGATCTTTGAAGTTCTCCGATCATTCCTTTAATTCTTTGAATGTCTTTTTTTCTTTCTACTTCTCTTTGACCTTTGGATTTTTTCTTTGTAGAAGAGCCACTTAATTCTAAATTAGCGGCTTTTGCTGCTGTTCTAGAATTAAAATAAGTTGACACTCCTTTAAGTAAATCTTGAAAGGAACTCATTTTAGATTCTCCTTTTGTTGTAGTTTGACAATAGATTCTAGTTTATCTATTAGAGAGATTTGTCCTGCTGTATATGCAGCACGACGAATAAACTCATCCGTTGTCATTGTTTCGTCGTAACGAAGGGGTTGATACAGTTCCCTTAGTATTGGAATCCACTCTGGATTTAGATGCGGATACTTTGAGTTCATTGATTTCTTCCTTCATTTTGTTTACTTCCGCAAGTAGTTCCCGCAGAAACAACGAAGTCTCTGCGGGAGTTAGTTGTACATTAGAAGTTAAACGAAGTTTAATTTGTTCTAGGCTAGCCATAAATTATCCTGTTGTTAGGTCTACTAATTCACAACCATTAGCAGTGCAAGCAAAACTATGACTTGATGTAGTAGTATCTTGTTGTTCGTATTTGCGTAGTAGAGAAAAATCAACATCTACGCGAGGGAAATTATTATAGACTTCTTCAGTAATTTCTTCAAATGGGGCTTGCTGATATGTGTGTTCTGTCTTTGGTAAGAAAGATACACCAGAGATACCATCAAAATATTCATATACCCACTGACCAAGCATTAGGAATTCTGAATCAGAATAATTAACAGTAACACTTGGCTTATGATGACAATAAAAATCTTGATAGATCTTCCATAAAATCATATGTGTAATTGCATCTAGATTAGTAGATGTAACAGTTGCATTTGAAGATTTCATTGGAAATGAAAAGACTGCTTGGTTATCTGGGTTGATAACACAATCCTCACAAGGAACACCCTGATCTTTCATAAGTTGATATACAGGATCTTTCTTATCAATACGAACCCGTCGAATAAAATAAGGAGCATATTGTGGGTGTAGTCCACTAGCACAACCAGCTAAACAACTAGTTGTTCCTTCGGGTTTTACACAAGTAATAGACTTAGATGGATTAATACCAATCTTAGCAGCCCATTCCTTATTTACTTCTTCTGTGTGTTGTTTTAATTTCTTCAATAGAAGAATTAATTTAGTTGGGCTTTGCTTACCCGAAGTTAAAGAATTGTCAAAAATACCAGTCATTGAAACACCAAGAAGTCTTTCTTCTTCGCAGTTCTTTACCCACTTTTCCCCTAAGTATGGGAAGTAAGTAAACTTACTTTGAATTGTTCCAATAATTGTAGCTACTTCAATCTTAGCCATAAGTGTTTCTTCTGTGTCATAATCTTTAACTACAATTGTAGATAAGTTACAGAATTGGTTTGGTCTAAGAATAATTTCAGAACATGGGTTTGTTCCAAAATAAATGTTTTTAGTTTCACGACCAGCGCGTTCTGCTAGAAGCGTCATGGTTTGACGATTTAACATACCGCGTTCGCCTGAGTGTGAGTTGTATAGGTCTGTCCATTCTTCTAGGAATTGCCCTAGACTTGGCTTGCTTGTGTAGACGGCTGAGTTGTTAGCTAAGGATCTATGTCCTGCTCCGTCCCACCATGCTCCGCTCTTACACAGAGCCATTTCTCTATCTCCCAAATCACTAAGAGAAATCATTGCAGACCTACGGACACCACCAACAATTACTGATTGTGCAATCTTACAGCAAATGTCATGGCATTCTAGTGGTGTTAATCTTCTTCCTTGAGCTTTATAAAAAGTTTGTACAATAAATCTAAAAACTTCTTCTAAAGGTGCAGGACCACTAGCTCTACCACCAAAGGTTTTTAGTCTAGCTCCTGCTGGTCTTACTCTATCTGTAGTCCACTTAGGATGAATACCATTATAAAGGAATGAAATAAGATTATAAAGGGCATCACACCAGCCTTCTCTTGAATCTTGTACATCAATATTAACATTCCAGTTCTTTTCTATTGTTGGAATAATTGGTAGTTTTTCGGTACATCGTCTTTCAACGGTAAACCCCATACCAGTTCCACACATTAGAACATACATTAATTGTGAGAAAGATTCACTTGAATCAATCTCAATATAAGCACAGTTATATAGTGCTGTATGGTCACGATCCAACGCTGGACCAGCAACCATAAGTCCTCGCATACTAGGTAGTACCTCTCTATTAAGAATAGCTGTCTTAATATCTGGTCTTTCTAGTAAGCTAGGTTCTTTATTTGTAAAGTAATTCCACCAGCGATCTACTGTTTCTTCCCACGACTCTCTTCTGTTTTCACTTTCAATCCATCTGGCATAACGACTGATGGCAATAAACTTTTGAAATGTATCCATATTATACTCCTGTTGAACCAAACCCACCGCTTCCTCTAGCCGTATTAAACACTTGCTTAACACTAACAAACTCTGGGGAAATAAAACCCATGATTAACATTTGTGCAATTCGATCTCCGTCTTTAATTGCAAAGGGTTCTTTACCTGTGTTTTTAATAGCTACTTTAACTTCACCCCTATAGTCAGGGTCAATCAAACCAACGGCATTAGCTAAAGTAATTCCGTGCTTTGTTGCAAGTCCTGATCGTGGCAATAGTAAAGCCATTAAATGACTGGGTAGTTCTAAAGTAATTCCAGTAGGAATAACTTTAGTTTCTTCTGGCTCTACAATAAGAAACCCTTCGTGATGTAGGTTTGCTTGGATATCGTAGGCTGCTGCTCCATCAGTTCCTTTAGTTGGAACAGAGAATCTTGAAGAAGAAATTTTAACGGTATTATTGGGAACATAAGTATACGAGTTAACTTCGTAGTTCTTAGGGTTGGTAAACTCATTTGTATCTACATAGTAAGTATTGTTGTTATTCATGTTATATATCTCTATAGCCCCAATTTAACCTAAGCTATTCATGTCCATTCTAATAGTTGAAATATCAAAGGGAACTCTTGTATTTTCTAAAGCATCAATATTACCAAAAGTAAGATTTCCTCTATACTGTCCGTCTGCGCCTGTGTATGTTATAACAATATTCATAGTAGCACCAGGAGCTAGACAATAACGAGTGTTTGCGTTTATAGCAACTCCGTTTAGAGTAATAACGCCTGTTCCGTTTCCTGTGTTGGCTGTTACTGTCCAAGTCATACCTTGCCAACAAACAGATCCAGCACCATAGTTTGTTATAGGAACAGTCAAAACTGCTGGATCTGCAACAAGGGATCTAGTTATAGCTACAGCAGAATTACCATTAACCGTAAAATAATTATTTTGAGGGCATCTACCAATATTACCGTTATTTGCTGTAAATCCTAAATCGCCCATAGGCATACCAGTTCTTGCAAAAGCTTTAATCATTTTAACTCCTTTGGATACCAAGGTATTACTTGGTTATTCCAATCTTCTGTTCTTAAAATTCGGACGCATCTAGCTTGAGCTAAAGCATCCTCAAATGAATACTTACCCCCATCTTTGTTTGGCATTTGCTCATACAAACTAAGAACTAAAGGGCTGTGATTAACTGGTTTGGTAGAGTCTAGTAGTTTTTTAGCCTTAGCTTGACCCATTTTCCAAACACCAGGAATATTATCAGTAACATCACCCATTATCCACTGCTTGTGGAAATTATAATCGGCTTCTTCTTTACTGGTAAAAATTACTGGATTTTCTTCTGTATCTTTCATTGGTGGTTTCCAAGACCACCCATAAACCGAATAGATATCTTTGTCAATAGTTACAGCAATTGCTTTTCCCATTGACATTTGAATACCCATTAGATCATCTGCTTCCAAATGATCTTTAGTTTGACACTCATAACTATCTTTAATATAAGACTCAGCATAAGTTAGATTTTCGGGTGTTTGTTTTACAACATCCCTATGTGCTTTATACTGAGGCCACCATGTTCTTCTAAAGTTTTCTGAGCGAGGACAAGAGAAAGCAACAACAACTCTTGTTACTTCTGGTGGTGTCCATTTACGAATATCATCTTTGATTCGATCTTCTAACCACTCAGAGCCTTCTTGGTCTGCCCAAAATGCAGCTCTGTAAGCAATAATGTCTCCATCTAAAACAGCTATACTAGGTTTGTTCATCATAAAACACTTATTAATCTCCTAAATCTATTACACCAGAACCAATTAGCAATAAAACAATTACGACAACTAAAGCAATTCCTAGTAGAATCATTCAGTATCTTTCTTCTTATACATATCATCAATCAGTTCTTCAATCTCCTTAAGAAGAGATTCGTGATTGATGTTTCGTCCTTGTCTGTTTGCAGAACATACTTCACATTCGCATAATACTAGACTCTCAGCGATAATATTAAACAGGATTAAAGAAAGTTGACTAAGCAATTCCACATATTTGTCCATGCTTCCATCGTTTACAAGACGGAATTCAAACAGTTGGTCATAGTCTTTTTCACTTAGTTCTACTTTATTAGCCATTGTTTCTGATTCGTGGTTTCGCCACTCACCATTATGATCTTCTAATTGTCGAGATCCATGAGCAATAAAAATTTGTTTTGCTCCTATTTTACGACCATAAGCAACTTCGTTCATATACCGACAATCATCTATAATAATGACTCGTTCTTTATATTTCTTTGCGTTGTTTTCTAAGTTTTCGTTTTCTTCTTTTGCCAGTTTTTCAAATGTTTTATTGAAACACTCCACCCAATAATCAGGGTTTTCTTTTCGCTTTCGTTCACCAAGATCCTGACAAAAAGCTCTGTATTGATCTGGTTTTGTTTCCTTGGATAGCCCTAGCTTTGCTGCTTCATCTTTAATACCTTTAGCAAAAGGAACAATGACTGGCTTCATGCCCATGTTTTCTGCTATAATTTTAAGGATGTTAGCTGCCGTTGTTTTCCCAACACGGGCTTTCCCACCTAACATAATTACAATCATTTTTTAAGCTCCTATAAAGTTTAGCTGGTAGTACCCTTGTTAGGGTATCGGTGTATTTTAGTTTAAAAAGATCACAGGTATAAGTAGTGCAAACCTTTGGAGATTTGTCTGTAAACCAGCGGGTAAAAAAGAACCACCAAAAGACGGACCACGCAGACTCCTGCGTGTAATTGTCACAGTCTTCTAATATCTTTCCTACATTAGTGTCTATAGCCCCAACATAGCAACAATCTAGAAGTTTAACTTCCAGTTTGTGGAAGTTGGAAAGCTTACACATTTTCATTTTTCCCCCATTAAGAAGAACAACTGTAATATATTCGTTGTTGATCTTTAAAATTGGAGCTATATGGGTCACAGAAGAAAAAGAAACAAGTTTAATAATTGATCCCCAAACTCCCTGTTGTTTTGAAATGTCATAGAACCCAATATAGCATTCGTATTTCATGCGTTATCCCAGTTCCTAGTTTGATAATTCCATTTATACTTGTCACCACAAGGAGAAGTAATAATTAATTCTGGTTCTTCTTTTTCTATTTCGGAAAGTCCTTGATTATCTGCTTCACTAGCGCATTGAAAATGTTCTGTACACATTTCTTTATTACAGGAACTTTCTTCTACCCACATTCTACATGGTACTATTTGCTCAACCCATTGATTTATTTCTGCTTGGGGGTATCCATTATCAAGTAACCATTGATTAAAGTTTTCTGGTCTATTAATATAAAATTTAGGAAAACCATACTTCCAACCAGACGGAGGATCTACATAAGTTTTATTCATCTTTATCTTTTCCCCATCCAAGATGTGGATATGTAGAGTTATCTCTTTGCGTTTCTAGTTTTTGAATGGTTGATTGTAGTTCTTTAATATGTGTTAGACAAGCACCATGAATTTCTTTTGCTGTCCATCCCATACTAAATTCACTAGACTTAGGGTATTGAAGAGCGTTTTCTAGTAATTCAATAATATCTTTTGTTGTCATACTTCTGCCTCGTTTTTAATACCAAACTTTAGCTTGACCATAGTTCTGGATACGATATACATAATACCTAGTACCGTGCCACAGATTAGAAAATACTTTGAAAGTTCTTCATTTCCTGTTCTATTTTCTACAATACTAACTAGAACGGGAGCAATAGAAACCCAAAATTCTGATGTTTTAATACCTGTTTTAATATCCATAAATAACCTTTCTTAGTGTGTTTCCGACCAATTAGAACCAATCTTATACTCAGCGTCAATACGCATTTTAATTTCAAGTCTTTCACCAGCTTCGGTAGCTGCGGCTTTAACAATCTTTCCTACTTCTTCGGCAATGTCTTTAGGACAAGAAAACTGAAGTTCGTCGTGAACATAAGCAATTTGTTTTACTTTATTTCCAAACTTTTTCTTTAGGTTTCTGTTTGCCAAGACCATCCAATACTTGCTAACGATTGCCCCCGATCCCTGTAGCCAAGTGTTTAGAGCCGCATGTTCGGAGCGTACAGGCACCATACGCATGTCTGGTAGCACTACTGCCCCCCACTTGGCTGCTTGAAACTTGGCTTCCTGCTGTACCTTAGCCAATGCAGGAATCTCTTTTAGAAACTTTTCTCTTAGTTTAGATCCTTCTTTTGCTGATGCGTTTACAATCTTACCAATCTTTGCATCTCCCGCACCATAAAGAAAACCATAAATAAAAACCTTTGCGTTGTTTCTTGTTGGAAGTCCCGCTGCTTTTTGGTTGTGTATGTGAATGTCTCCGTTTAGGATGATATCACCATATGCGCCTTTGTCATACTTGTGCATGTAATGTGCAAGCATTCTAAGTTCCAAACCACTAAGATCGCAACCAACCAGAACCTCATTAGTATCTGGTAGCCATAGTTCTCTAGCCCTATGATCTCCAGATACTTGGGCAATGTTTGGTTGTGAGTGTGTACAACGACCAGTTGCAGCACCTTGGGCATTTACAAAACCATGTATCTTCTTATCTCTAGAAGCTTCAGCTCTTGTAATCCAGTCTTCTACTTGTCCGATTAACTTAATACAAGCAAAGTATTCCAGAAGAGCTTTTGCTTCTGGGAATTCTAAGTCTGCTAAAACAGACTCGTCAATCTTTGGATTTCCTTTGTCTGTTAGTGGTGCTTTCCATCCATATTTTTCTTCTAGTCTTTGTGCAATCTGTTGTCTAGACCCAGGATTAAATACTTCAATCTTTGGTTTTAGATCTTTACCTGTTTTTTCAGACTTACGATAATGGATTTTATCTGGAAAGATCTTACGCATTTGGTCTTCAATCCCAACTTTTTCCATTAGTAGTTTATGGTGTAATTCATATCCATTAGTAAGATCAAAGTTAAAACCGTTGTTTGTTTGTTCCATTAGAATCTTAGATACCATGTGTTCAAACAATACAATATTCTGATACTTCTTTTCTTCTACCCAAATTTTTTGACGCAGATAGATTTCTTTACCTAGACGCACATCTTGTTGACAGTATTGTAACATTTCATCGCTAAAGTTTTCCCATCCACCAGTATAGTCTTGCTTTGGATTGTTAAGGTAACGACCCCAAGATTCAAGACTATTATCTCCCAGTGGGTGGTTATTAATATCTGGATACATAATCTTACTAACAACAAGGGTATCCCAGTAATCACACTTAAACGATATATCTAGAATGCGCTGTAGCATAATAATATCAAAGGATAGAATATTATGCCCGACAATTAATGTAGCTTTTTCTAGTAAAGCTTTGCATTCTTTGAGATTAAATGGAGTGAAAGAATACATCTTATCTGTATCAATATCCACACATACCACACACCAAATAATATTTCCTTCTTTTACTGGTTGTCCTTTGGAACCAAGAGTGATTTCGTTTAGTCCGTTTGCTTCGATATCAATAACAAGTCGCATGGATTGGTGAACCGTTTATCCCTTTCTGCCAATAACTGATCTGCCATACTAGCAACCTCTTGAATAGTCATTGGCTTTTGTTTGTCTCTTGTAGTACCAGGATGTAACGCCATACTAAGAACACCAGCAGCATACATATCCCATGCTGCCATTCGCATCATAATGGCTTGCTCAAGCATTGGTATCTGCAACAGGTTCAAACACAACCTGTCCCTCATCTCCAATACCAAAGTCAATCTCTTCTAGTCTACCAGACTTCCAATCGTAGAATAGAGCTGTTGCAATACCTGATTTACCTGTTAGACGATTCTTGAGAATTCTAACAAGCGTTGTGTTTGCAATCTTTTCATCTGCATTCTGACGATCACGCTCTAGTGCAATTACGGTATTAGGAACGCTAGCAAGCGCACCAGAACCCCGCAAGTCTTGTAGGGTAATACGATCACCCTCTTCGTAGGCTTTGTCTGTCTTCTTTAGCTGGGATACAATGTCAATATGGACACCAGTTCGTACTGCAAGAGATCGTAGTTCCTTCATTAGTGTATCAATAATGATACGCTCAGAGTTACCACCTTCAATATCTTTATCATTAATACCCATCAATCCCGCAGCCGCAGCAGTAATATGATCTAGTACAATTACATCAACCTTAAGACTTACTGCCATGTACTCCATACGAGCCAGTAGATTAGCCATTGCGTTGTTACCTAGATGATCGTAGATGTAGAAGTGAGTTCCTGCTAGCTTTTTTCTTGCTTCGGAATACTCTTCATCGCTTAGATCATCTACAAATGCAATATTAATCGGTGGCTTGCCCATCTTTGTACGCAGTTCATTCATCATCCGTGTTGCACGAATAGCCCGTACTGGTTTGTTTAGCATAAGGCTAATCATATCATCCATTGTTTCTTCTGGAGATTCTTCTAGCATGATAGCACCAACAGACCTACCCTCATCAAGATGGTGCATCATAAGTTCTCGTAAGATTGTAGACTTACCAGAACCTGTACCAGATGCCCATAGACTAATCTCTCCTGATCGTTGACCAATTAGGAATTCAGATAGACCATCAAATGGGAAGGGATATACTCGGATATTAGCAGAGCTTTCTGCGTTTGAGATAACTTGTGAGATATGTAAAATCTCATCGGGTGAATACAGTTGAGCTTCCCAGATAGCTGTAACCAAAGCTTTACTAGCTGCCTTGATAAGACATTCATTAGCGTCTTTGTAAGGTAACTTTGCAATCTTACAACGACCTGGAGGTAAGATACCAGCGATTTGTTGAACCGCTGATTGTCCTGCTTCATCGTTGTCAAAGCATAGAACAACTTCTTGATAAGAATTAATAAACTCTAGGTTATCTTTGATAGCTTTAAGGGCTGACTGCGCTCCGTTTGGTACGCTAACTACAGGCCATGTACCACCAAGTAATTGGCATACAGTCATGCAGTCAATCTCGCCTTCGGTAATCACTAGTCGCTTACCATTAGAGCTTTTCCATAGATGCTGACCAAAGAGTTCCACATTCTTACTTGAACCACGCCAAGCAAAGTTCTTTTCTGGTCCCCGTAGATGCTGACCAATTAGTTTACCATCTTTGTAGTAATTGGCAATCTCAATATCCTTACCGTTGTAAGAAACGGTTTCATAACCAAACTGTCTGCAAGTCTTTTCATCAATCATTCTATGACTAAGACCAATGACACTACCGCGTAGTTGTTTGAAGTCTGTCTCTTCTTTCTCTACTGTTTCCACTTGAGTTCCTTTCTTTTGCTTGCTGTAGCTGCAAGCAAAGCAATAGTAATGATCGTTATATTCTGCAAGATTGTTTCCTGAGTTGTCTGCGCCTACGCTTGCACACTTAGGACACCGACTTCGTTTACCTGTAAATGTTGATTGATCCGTTTTCATCTGAGTACACTATAGTATTAAAGATCTGTTCGCACCAAGGCATACAATACTTGCAAGGTAAAGCCATGCCAAGTTTTCCTGTCTTAGAAAACCTAAGATTAATCAGGGTAAGTTTATCTAAATCTTTGTCTTTAAGTTTGGTATAAGCATCTAGTTCTGAATGCAACCAAGGATATTTATAACCAAGCTTTACTGCTTTTGGGTGAGTCTTCCATTCATTAGTTCCAATAGCAAGCAATTCGTTTTTGCGTATAATAAGACTAATATGTGCTTTCTCTCTAAGAATGTTTGTTGCAATCTTTTGAGAAAGTTGAACCCACTTATTGTCCAGTTTCATTCAAGGCTCTCCAACTAATCGGGAAATACTTAGAACAAATCTTTGATACAAGTTCGGCATAGATTCTTGCTTCAAACTGAGCATGAGAATCAGACCGTAATTGATACATGCGTGACCAAGCGTATAAACTTCCAGTCCAAATCCACTCGGTCATCATGTTCTGAGGCAATACCATTCTAGCTTGTTCTGGACAAATACCTTCTTGAATCATTCGATTATATAAACTAGTTGCGTTATCTGTCAAGGTATCAATATCTAGTTTGTAAAGATCTGACGCTGGATGTACAATTAAAGAAGAACCTTGCTTTACATTCTCTGCTTTATTCCTTAGATCCATAGGCATCCAGAAAGATGGTTCTTCGTTTACATATCTACGAGAGATTTCATTCCAAGCAAAACCAACCTGATGCTTTACAAACTGACGAGCAATAAAGATAGGTGCTTTAAAACGCATCTTAATTGTACAGTGGGCAAAAGGACTCCAATGATTGTGCTTTGCTAGATAATTAATAAGTCTTTCATTTTGATTGACCGTAAAAAGATCGGCAGATTTATTCATAGATACTCTAGCTGCGTCACAAACAGCATCGTCATTACCCATATGATCTTCATACATTACAAGATCTTGTTCAGAACCATTATAATACTTTGGCATATATCCTCCTTAGAAAAAAACCATCTATAGTATTCCTACCATAGATGGCTGATTGTTGCGTTTGACTGGGATTTTTATGCGTTATCTTTGGGAGTCTTGTAGAAAGGACGAACCTTTTCTGCAACACGGGTGTTCCAAACAATCTCATTTTCTGCATCAGTGTATCCAGTTGAATACTCTGGAAGATGCTGTTCGGGAATATCGTTTGAAATACCTACTCCATTATAGCGATCCTTACGACCCATTACATAATACATACCTGGCTTATAGCTTGTCATTGTTAACCTCAATTGTAAAATAACCTTCTTCGTTTTCCTCTGCCCATTGCTTAGTAGCATACACAGAGATGATTTGGGAATCGTCTTCCCACATTATTCCATTCAAAACATCTAGCACTGCTTTGGTGTAGTTGTCTATATCTGGTTTAGGATAATCTAATTTAGTTGTCTTTGGTCTAGTCACATAAACCTCAATCACGACTGCCAATGGTCCTAGTAGCGGTTTAAACTCAGACCCTAGAATATCCTGTATCTTTTCTTTTGCCTGTTCTCTGAAGTCTTTATACGGACCAGAGTAGTAAGCTCCCCACTTACCTACTCTTGGTCTACTTGCAGCAACAGGCGGGATATCAAACCTTCGTATCAAAACGGAAGTTCTTCATCCGTAGTGGGAATATCTTTACTTGGTGAAGGTGAAGAAACAAACCCACCCTCAATAGAAGTAAAGCCACCACTAGATGAACCGCTACGCTCACCCTTATGTACGATCTGAACCCCGTTAAGGTAGAGGCTCAGGCTCTTGTCCCTAGACAGTACGACAGGCTGTAGCCGTAGCTTCACCCTGTCACCACCCATAGCCACCACCTCGCTAGGCTTGGCTTGGGAGTCAAAACAGGGAAACGAACCCTTCTCAATATGGCTCTTAGTCTTAGCCTTAAGAGTAGTTACCCCGTCCTTTTCCTTTAGACCGTTGATCTTCTTTGCTCCACTCTTCTTAAGAATTTCTTGAAGCTTCTTATTAAGTGGCTCATCTACGACTACCGTAATGTTGTGGTTTGCAGAAGCCTCTCCAAACTCAACATCAGGTTTCGATAGATTTGACCAACGACAATCCACAACTTCCGTAACAAACCCTGGAATTTTATCAGCCATTAATTGATTCTCCTTCTACTGGTGTAGTATTAGCTGCTTCGATCTTGGCTTCAAGATCTGCAATGTTTGTATTAAGATCGGAAACTAGACTCTGTGTATAGTCTCTAATCCGAATTAAATAATTCTTAACTTCATTACCTTCTACAATAATAGTTGCTTTATTTTCTGGCATTTGCTTCTCCTTTCTGACGAGAAATCATCTATAGCCCCAACCCAAAATTAAGGCCAATCCTTGTAATAAACCGAACCAATAGAAACGAGATTGAATTTATAATTATTGGGAACAACCTCGACGGCATTAACTCGGTCCAGTTCTAGAATCTTTCCAGCTACTTCGTCAATGTCTGGTAGATCCCATAGATCTTTCACAAAAGTATGAAGATCGTTATTTGATTCTTTAGTAACTACTTCTGGATACTGTCTCCAGATTCTAATATCAAAGTTCTTTGTGCTGGTCTTAATAATATATTCACGAATATTCATAAGTCACACTCAATATGTCTAATCTCTACAGATGATTGTCCATCTGGAAATTTATTCAACATATCACAAATAGTAATAATAAGTTTATCTGGTGATACAATCTTCATCTCATCTACATTATAGATGTATTGATCGTTAGAAAACTTTCTAAGTTTAACTTCATATAACTTCATAGATTCATAAGCTCCAAATAAGGATGCCCGTCTTTTACAACACCACAACTAAGCACAGGTTTCTTAAGATAGTTAGAACCATAACGCATAGCAAGATGGTTTCTATCTACTCCAGATCCAACATTCATACCGAAGAACCTAGTGTTAGGACCAACAACCCAGTTGATACCAGCAACACTATGTGTATGACCCATAACCACAGACATGGCTCTCATTTTAGCAGCATTAAATGCTGGGTATAAAGAAGAACAACCAGTTCCGTGAGTATAGAATACATCATCAATAGTGTGACCCCAATCCCAAGTCCAATTGGGTGTATCGTACAGTTCATTCCAGTTCTTTAAATAAACATCTGGAATACCCGCATCAGCTGCAAGTCTAGCTACACGCTCATCGTGATTGCCAATACAAATTTTCATTGTAGGAAACACATCATACCACTTATTAATGCACTTGATTGCTGCTTTAAACTCATCCATAGCAGCTGGGTGTTCTGGGTGTTTCTTATGAAATGAAATGCAATGATGATCTACAACATCTCCGATATGCACAAACTCATCGCATTTGTATTTAGTGGCTACACTTTTTACAAACTTAAGATAGTCTGAATGCACGGCGGGAAAGTGTGTATCACCGATTACGAGAACGGTTTTTGACATTAACTCTCCTTTGCATATCTTCTTTCCATTGCTGACTTAAGGGCGGCAGCGGTTCGCCTCCATCATTCTGATGAATAGGTGCATTAACATCAAACTCCCCACGCAAATGAGCAAGCTGATATGCGTTTAACTTTGTGTCGTTCTGCACCGTATAAAACTTTCCATTAAGTTTTGTCTTTGTCTTTTTCGTCTTCTTCATCTGGTCCTTTCTCTACAAATATACTAAGTTCTACGACAGGATCAAAGTTTGTTATGTTTAATAATTCTAATTCTTTCTCTGCATTCTCTACAAACAAGTTAGCAAACTTCACAGTAGGAACAAAGATGGTTAGTTCTTTTACTTTCTTTTTTGATTTAATTAAAGCTACTAGTTTTTCTATAGCTTCTTCCATCTGTCCTTCATTACCACAACTAAATACTTCATTGGAAGAAATAAGGAGACTCCTTTACATCTTTGATTTCAAGAGTTCCTATTGCTGGTATTGCTGGAAGTTCAACTCTTAAAAGAGATTCTAGGTTTTCTTTTAACAACTCTAGTTGATTATCTTTATGAATCTCAAAGAATTGTTCTGTCGTTATACTCCTTAGCGCAGGAATGTATGGAGCGTATGTTCCATACGAGTCGTGAACAAAAGAAAGTTCTTCTATTTTAACGGCTAGAAGACCAGCGATAACAGACCACATATGTGATGCGTCTAAACTGTGAATAAAATTAGGAGCGATTGCATTATTAACAGACTCTGAATCAATCCGTTCTTTATCTGCATTACCAAAATGCAACTCCTTCATATTGAAAAGCTTTGCTACTGAGCGTCTAGTTTGAATCTCATAGTATTGGTGAACTACTTTAAAACCACACGGCGTAGTCCATTCAAGATTTTTACCAAGATCACTAGCAATATCAGCGACTTCCTTCAACCACTTCTTACCTTCGTTAGCTGATTCTAAACAGCCACGCAAGGCTTGGTCAATGTAGGTCGCCAACTCCATGACAGCAGCACTAAGTCTTTCTTTGTTTACCCAGTCTAAATGACCATCACTACGACAATACTTTCTAATCCCATAGAATGTAACACCATAAGGATCTGTCATTACCGCTCTTTTTACAACAGATCTACCTATTTCACCTTCCCAGTGTGTAAGGAATATATTACACCACTCGTTTTCTTTTGCGTCTTCTACCATCATATTTGTACAACGGTCAGCCACAAACGAATATACATCTTGTGGTTCACCCGTATCAAATAAATTAACCATTTTGCCAATGGCTTTATCTTTCATAATAGCCGCCCAGTGTTGGATACCATTACACGATCCATCCATTTGTACAGGCAACTGAGTCAAACCATCTGTTCTAAATAATTCAAATATAGCAGCAAGTCTTTGAAATGTAGTATTCTTTTTCTTCTTATCTGAACACCAAAACTTTCGCGTATCGTATGGGTTATCATGGATAGCTTTAAGCATAACCATATTATCATCAACCCATTTAATTCTTTCAGCAAAAGTAATCTTATCCTGGTCAAAAAGATTTGCAATATGAATCTTTAACCAGTACCTACCTTCATCTGTCTGCTTGATAGGCGTTGCAAAATAAATCAACGCTTTGTCAAAATCACAAGACTGCGGACTAAGTAATTCACAAGCCGTATAAGCGCGACCTCTGAAGTCGCAAGTATACACATGATAAAAGAACTTATGCTTTATCAAATCCTTAGCTAACCGCAGACGAACAAGCATACGAGAACGCAAATGTTCTTCTTTGTACCAAGCAGCATATGCTTCTTCCTTTCTAGCTTTCCAGTGCATTCGTTCTTCTTTAGTTCCTTGCTCTGGATAAGGTTCTGCGAAATCAAATGCAGTGAAGTCATATGCTGGTAGGTTTCCATCCTTAGTATTGTTCTTAAACAATCCCTCCATCACTTCATATACTTTGTTATTTATAGCCCACTCTGTTTGCATAAGAGCATTAAGACCATTAACAACAGTAGTAGAAGGTGTGGAACCTTTTTGTTTTTTGGCTTGTTCTTCATCTTCAAATACATCCCTAAAGCGTTGAACAACTGGCTTTCTTACATACGCAAGTAAGTGACCACCAGAAGAATCTATTGTATGATTCACGGGCGGTACAATCATCGGCCTATAAATCATCGCTGCTTTTGTAATCATATCTGAGTGAGCTTTATTCAACTCACAAAGAATCTCTTCATTAAAACTAACCAATACTTTTTCTCGCCATCCACGATTGCTATAAGTACGAACATTAGTTAGTTTGATTATACCACTTGTCTCTGCTATGCGTAACATGTGATGCCCAAAGTCTTCCTTTTGTTTTCGGTTAAACTTTGAACGATCTAAACATCCCATCTTCTTAGCAAAGGCTACACATCTTTTAGTTGTCCAAGACTTAAGATACTGAGATTGAGTAAGCCAGTCCTTTTTAAAATCTTGCTTTGCTTTTTGATACCCAATGATATCTATAACCATATGGGAAATCTCAAGCGCAACATGTTGTGCTGTTGGTAAAGGAAGTTCTTTAATATCCAGATCTCTAGTCCAAATGTTAGAACCAAACCACTCAATCATAATAGTACGAAGAGTGATATCTGCCATCTTCCTAGCACCAACAGCAAACAAAGGATACGCCCATTCGGGTGTTCGTTTAGATTTAGATACATTATCTATCCACTCCTGATAAGCAGGCTCTAGATAAGCTATGCACTTATCTAGAAGTTCCTGCTCAGGAATACCTTCATCTGGGCTTACATCATAAACATCCCAATACTTTTGTTCACTGGCTAAAAGCATATCTTCTTCAAGAGTTACTTGAAGATTCTTTCGTCTTTCTTGTTCTTCTTTAGAAAGATTGTTCCAATTAGTTAACAAGATAGACCTCCAGTAAACTTAATTAAACAAGGGCAAGTGCAGACTGCATAACATCAACAGTAAGATCCTGTTGCTTGCCAAGCAGATTATTGTATGCACGGTTTTCGCTCGTAGGCTTACGCCCACGGGCAGGATTCTTATGCTGAATCCACTTAGTT